CACGGCGGATTGGTTTACCGTCCAAACCAAGCTTGGACATGTTTGATTTATGGACACGATCAAGTGCTTCCTCTAGATCCCATTCCATATTTTCAGCGTATTGGAAGCAGACATAAACAAGATCTGCCAGTTCCTTTAGTTCATTTTCGTACGGTTCATTCTCAACCGCATCAAGAAACTCTTTGCATTCTTCAGCGATCAAATCCCGTTGCATAGTCCGGTTGTCCGTCGCGTTCGGGATCCCATACGCTGACCGGAATTCGATTGCTTGATCGCTCAGACTTTTCGATCTGCAATGTGCAGTGGTGGAGTTCATTTTCAAGATAGTGGATAGCCTTCTTAAGGTCTTGAGTCTTTGTGTTATTACTTTTGAAACCGGCTCTGCAAATATATTTAATAGCATTGCCAAGATGATAGTTGAGGTCTTGGTCTCTAATGAAGTCCCATACTTCTATTTGACCTCTGGTGTAGTGGCTGGGTGATTCGGCCATTGCTTAATGAGATTAGTGACAGTATTAGATAGAACAAAGTTCTGCTTTTGAAGAGCAAGAAAGACCGTGATCAGATCTTTCTTGTCAGCATCAGGTAGTAGATCCTCTATCCTTCTCATCTTGAACTGCTGCTCCATCGTCAATTCTGTAACCGGCGGTGGGGGTCCAAGGAATGACTTGTCTGTTGATTTGGTCATAGTCATTACAGGTAAGAATTCGTGCAAGACGTGCGTTCATCAATGCAGCATCTTCACCGAGATCCTTACTTGCAAATGCTTTCAGTACTGTCTCCCAGCTGTAACCGTCTTCATCAAAGAGAGCTACTGCACGCTTCACACCAATGCCTGGGACACCGCTATAACCATCTGTTTGGTCACCAGCAAGTGTTTGAATCAGATGCCACTTGGCACCCTCCTCTGGTGTGACATGAATCGTTTCGTCTAGGTTGTAGACACGACCAGGAATCTGGCGCATGTCTTTGTCAGGACTAACAATGATGTTGCCAGGATTAGCTGTCGCGTAAATACCCATAGCATCATCTGCTTCCAGTTCAGGCAACCGGATGACTTCGTATTCGTTTTTAAGTTGCTCAATAACTCTTCGATAGCCACAGGGCTTTTTACGATTCCGATGTCCCTTGTAATCGGGAAAAATTTTCTTCCTAAAATTCTTTGAGTCACTGAAGAATAGAATAAGCTCAGGTGTATCCCACATGAACTCGTTCTTGATTTTATTTAGTTCTTTTAGAACGTTGTTGTACGCATCGCTAAATTTACTGGTAACAAGGATGACATCATCACCCCAGTCGATTTCTGTTTCAGCAGCAGCGCAGGACTTATAGACAATAAAGTCTGCGTCTACCAATAACTTCATTCAATGAACCTCCGCCCAGGTTGTCCCGATTTTGGCTTCTGCTGCAATTGGGAGTCGGAGGTTGTAGTACTCACCAGCCGCTGCTGCGCTGAATACCAAGGATGTTGATAAGTCTTCTGCGTGCTCTTTGGCACACTCGAACTGTAATTCGTCATGTATAAATGCAAGCTGTGATGCACACAACTTTGTTTGGTGGATAATTTCGTCGTTGATAACAAGCCAACGCTTCGCGATAACACCGGCTCCTGACTGGAGTAGGAAGTTAAGGCATTTGTGAGGACTATCAAGAATGATCTTCCGACCATCAATAGAACTCACCCAGCCACGTTTAGAAGCAGCATCGATTGCTGATAGCAGGTCAGCCATGCCAGGAATGGCTGCAACGAATGCTTCTCTAATCTCTGCTCCTTTCTTTTTGGCTTTAGATGCAGAGAGTTGTGGGTCATAACTATGACCTATCTTTTCGTTGCCTGCGCCATAGCACCAGGCGTACGTGATTGTTTTAATCTGTCGCCGTGACACACCCACTTTGTCAGCATTGACTTGGTGGATGTCACCATTCAACAGGACATCAGCAAAGTCTGTGCTGTACCTAGATAGGTAATGTGCGAGCATTCTCAGCTCAATACCACTAAGGTCAGCACCAACCATCACCTGTCCAGGCGTGGCTGTAAATAATGCTCTGAACTCAAGATCACTAGGAACTTGAGCCAAGTTGGGCTTACGATGTGCACAACGATGTGTCGCTGTAGCAACTGAACAATGGTGATGAATACGATTATGTTTCGTGGATAGTTTCAGCCATGCGTTCGTGCCGTTCGACAGCATCCCAAGCATTTTCGTTACCGTCAAACATCTCGCAAACATCGTAGAAATCTCTGATCCAATCTCGGTCAGAATAACTTCGTCCACGATAGGTTTCCCAGTAGCTGTCATCTGCTTTGGCTTCCAGCCATAGTACGTTTGCAATATCCATGAGATGTGATCGCGAGAGGTTGGGTTTAGTTCTTTGAGTCGGGTGAAGGAACATTGTTCAATAGGGATTAGCTCACCACAATGTTCATGTTTTTCTACTAATCCAGTGCCTTGGATGTAGCCGCTAGTTTTGTTATTTCGTTTTGGAGTGAAGCGACTTCCTGCGACGTAAGGGTGTCGCGTGCGAAGTACTTCTTCAAGATCTTGAAGTTCTTGTTGGAGAGACGATGCAAGTTGCCATGCAGACCGCTCATCGAAATACCATCCATGTTGTTCTTGCTTAGCTAGTATTTGTGCAACCTTGTGCTCTAACGCGACCCACTCAGGTAGGGGTGGAAGTGTTCGCATAATTTGCGTGTAACGTTTACATCTTGTATGCAGTAGTCCTGCATTTCTTTTGACCACTCTTTCCAATCAGTGGTCTTCCCAAACTCACCTTTGTATTCACCTAACCTGTAACCATAGGATTCAAGCGAGTGTCTACCTCGTAGTTGCTGTGGCATTCGGCTATTGTCTAGCCGCTTATCTACTTCGAGCATATTCGCGTGATATAGCCTCGACAGAAGTAAGGTGTCAATGACCAAGGCTTTGCACGAAAACCACGGGTAAATTTTTTCAATAACTGGAATGTCATACGAGATAACATTATGACCGCAGATAATATCTGCTTGTTCAAGCAGCTGTATCCCACGAACGATCGGCTCTTCAGAACCCTCGTCGTTAAATACATACGTCTCATTAACCTCCGAGTCGTGAATGACCAAACAGTGAATACGGGTAACATCATTTAGAAGACCGTCCGTCTCCAGATCGAATACCAGCATGTTTCCAGATGTAAGTTTTGTCGATAAATTGTGCTTTTTTAATCATCTCCTCAGTAGGAGGATTAGGACGTTTAAAAATCAGTTGACGGGTTGAATTGCTTTGCTTCATAGAACTTGCACTTTTCTTTGTCGTATGTCAGTTGGCACGCGATACCAGTTTCCCCAGTAAAGCGATTCTTAAGGACTCGCACTGTCGTATCAGCGTGTTCATCTGTACTCTGCTGATCCCGTTCGAGTCCGATAACTGCGTCAGAGATTTGACTAATGCTGTGACTTCCGCGCAGCTGTCCAAGTGATACTTTTGCTCCATCTTCATGTCCTTTGTCGCCTTGTGCTCTACGTAAGTGGGATACAAGGAACATTGAGATGCCAGTCTCTTCACACAACGACCTGAGTTTGGTCATTGTGGTGTCGATCATCTTTCTCTCATCACCGTCTAGACCAGACAGCAGAATGCTGAGGTGATCTAGAAATACAATCCTGCAGTCGAGTCCTGCAGCGAGATACCGAATTCGGGAGATGATGTTATCAGGATCAAAAGAACCGAAGCCATCAAAAAGATAGAGGTTCCACTGAGCAAGAGTATTTTGATAAGCCTCGGTGAGATCAGATCGTTCATGTGTTCCTATGTGAAATTGTTTTCCGCAAGCTGAGGACATAAGTCCTAATGCAGTGCGTCGGTTTGACTCTTCAAGTGCCACGTACCCAACCCGCTCCCCTTTGGAAAGAAAGTGGGTAGCAAGTTCACGACAAAGCGAGGATTTGCCTTGCCCTGTACCGCTGGTGATAGTTACTAACTCACCTGCACGTACACCTTGTAATTTTTCTTGTAATCCTGGGTATGGATACTCATGAATACAATCCTGTTGAGGTTCAATTACAAGTGAAAGTAAAGACTTTCCATCGATAATCCCGTCAGGCTTATATGGTTGAGCATTCCAAATAGCTTGACGTACCGCCTCAAGATTATTGTCTTGTGAGGCATCTGATGCGTCCTTATAGCCTTTGAGATCAGCGATCTTGACCTTGCCAGGTGGCAGTACGCTTGCCGCCTCCTGCGTAGCCTTACGGCCTGCATCATCGTTATCGAAGAACAGGACGACTTCATCCCAGTTCTCAAGCCATTCGTAGTTGTGTTTGATTGATTTCTTTGCAGCCGCTGCGCCATACGGGAGTGACACAGCTTCCCATGTCGGGAACGCTTCTCTGCACGTAGCAGCATCAATCTCACCTTCGCATATAACCATTCTCTTTCCTTTGTGTCGGAAGAGATGTTGGCCGAAGAACCTCCCATCTGATTCTCCTTCGTATCTAAATTCTTTGTCTTTTGTCTTGGTTTTTATCCCAACAATTCGTCCAGAGCTATCTCGATAATGGAAGCATAGGATGTCTCCGTCAGCGGTGATGCCATATTCCTCGCAGACTCTCTCAGAGATTCCTCTTCGAGAAAGTCGACGGGAAATACCTCTGGGTTCCATGTAATTTTGTCTTGCATTGGTGGGTTTGTGATTGTGAACATTGCCGTCTCCGCCTTTCCAGGTGTGACAAACAAAACAGAAGGTGTGTCCATCGGTGTACAAACTATTGCCATCAGATGACCCACACTCTTCACAAGGTATGTGTCGTTCAAACTCGCTGGTCATATCAACCAAGCAAGTGGAATGTTGGACCATGTTGTCCAAGGTATATTCAGTTTTTCGCAGTACTTGGCGTACGTCGTCTTAGATTTTTTGCTGATTTTATTAAACGGTGCTTGAAACACCATACGAAGATCTATGTCAGGATTCTGTTCTTTGACAGCCTTTACCTTCCTACGGTCAGCACTATCCCAATAACCTTTGCATTCCAACCAGACCCCGTTTGGAAGAACGAAGTCTGGCGTATAGGAATGTTTGATTACATACGGGACCTTGGTGCTTTCGTATTCATACTTGACACCTAGCTCGACAAGAAGGTCAGCGACCTTCTCCTCCAGCCCAGATCTGAATGCCATCTACATTGATTGATTTTTTGATGTAAGAAACGCCGCGATACTTCAGTTGCTGCTCACGACGAGCAGCGCTTTGCTCACGGACCCGTTGACGAAGTTCGACTGTAGGCATGATTAAACATTGAAGTACCTAACCCCCGTTCCATGGTTAGGCGTCATGCGTCCCGATTGGGATGAACGTACGTTTCTTATCCGATTGCTGGTGCTTTCAGCGCGACAGGGGTTGTGTCAGCTGATGCAAGATCCAGCGGGAAGTTATGTGCATTCCGCTCATGCATAACCTCAAAGCCGAGGTTGGCACGATTCAGAATGTCAGCCCAGGTGTTGACCACATGTCCTTGAGCTTGGATTGATTGGTTGAAGTTGAAACCATTGAGGTTAAAAGCCATGGTGCTAACACCGAGAGCTGCAAACCAAATTCCAACCACCGGCCAAGCAGCAAGGAAAAAGTGCAAGCTGCGGCTGTTGTTAAAAGAAGCGTATTGGAAGATAAGACGACCAAAGTATCCGTGGGCAGCCACGATGTTGTAGGTCTCTTCCTCTTGTCCAAATTTGTATCCATAGTTTTGACTAACCTCTTCCGTTGTTTCACGGATCAGACTAGAAGTCACTAGGGATCCATGCATCGCGCTGAACAGGGCACCACCAAAGACACCAGCCACTCCCAACATGTGGAAGGGGTGCATCAAGATGTTGTGCTCCGCTTGAAACACGAGCATGTAGTTGAACGTCCCAGAGATTCCAAGTGGCATACCATCCGAGAAGGAACCCTGACCAAATGGATACACCAAGAAGACTGCAGTAGCAGCCGCGACTGGTGCGCTGTAAGCGACGAAGATCCATGGCCGCATTCCTAATCGATAGCTAAGTTCCCACTCGCGTCCCATGTAAGAAAAGACGCCAATGAGGAAGTGGAAAACGACGAGTTGATATGGACCCCCGTTGTAGAGCCATTCATCAAGTGTATTAGCTTCCCAAATTGGGTAGAAGTGAAGTCCGATGGCATTGCTGCTCGGAACGACGGCTCCCGATATGATGTTGTTTCCATACAACAAGGAGCCGGATACTGGTTCTCTGATTCCATCAATATCGACAGGTGGCGCTGCGACGAACGCCGTAATAAAACAAATGGTTGCGGCTAGAAGGCATGGAATCATAAGGACACCAAACCAGCCAACGTATAGACGGTTGTTAGTGGACGTCACCCACGCGCAGAAGTCCTCCCAGGTGGAAGACCTCTGCTGTGCAATAGTTGCAGTCATAGCGGGATTAATTAATTACCTGAACCTCCCACCCGCCGCAATTAATTACTTTTTCTTAGCTGTCTTAGCAGCCCGCTTGAAGTTAGATGCGGTGGGCGCACCTTTGCTACCAGGCTTTCTCATCTTTTCTCCACTACCACCAGCAATACGCTTACGCTTGGCGTGGATGTTTGCATACAATCCAGGTTTAGCCATTTAGCATTTCCATTTACGAAGAGCAAGTGCTTTACGGGTAGGTCTACCTTTGGAATCCTTCATTGGACCCTTGACCCCACCCATTCGTGCACAGAATGATTTTTTACGCTTACCGCCACCAGGCTGTGGAGCCTTGAGGTTTGATCCGGTCTCACGATTGTATTTTTCACGGCCAGCTTTTGTCAGTCCTCCGGTTCGGGACTTGTGCTTACCGATCTTCAGACTGACATTGTTAGCCATTACTTTTTCTTGGTTCCTTTCTTAGGTGGACGGCCTTTCTTTGTACCGTACGTTCCTGGTCCTTGTGGCATTACCAAACTCCGGGGATAATTTGTCCAGTCAAGGCATACGCACCTAGCGCAGCCATGACACCTAGCATTGCCAGGCGTCCATTGAGCATTTCTGCTTTTTCGTTGTGTGACACAGTGTATTTTTCGTCGAAGGTCATAGGTGGTTCAGAAGGCCAGATTTGAGTGTCATTCATCAGAAGTCATCCTCTACGGTTTGAACATTCGGATCGTTTGCTTTGAATCCTTCTGTCTTACCGAACAGTTGTGCGACATCTTCCGGTGCCATGTCACCAGTATCAACACTGGCATTTCCGTTACAAGTAACGACCTGCACACCAACCAACTTGAGAGACGTGCCGTAAGTAGTCTGATCCTTCAGTACATAAGGCTTTTGATAGAACGCAAGTTTTACTTTGCTTCCAGAGTAGACTGGTGTACGAACATCAGTGATAGGTGAACCTTCCGTATCGACAACAGGAGGTTTAGTCTCTTCGTTCCAGCTGAACTTGACAATATATTTGTCTTCAGCAACTTCTTCCCAAGGCTCAGGACGAAGAACAGAACGCTTGGGATTCTTCAATTTCGACTCAGCCCATTTGAGTGAATCGGTTCGATCATCTTCTAGTTTATTGATCAGATCTTGATCAACTACGGCTTTAAGTGAGTAGCCATATTGAGACGGTTGCATTACTGCCTGATAACCTTCAAGGATTACAGGCTCTTCAGTAACAAAAGTGTTTCGTGCCATTAACAAAAGAAATATGTAGATTCAATTACTGACTCAGGTTGAAGTGTGTCAATAATCGGTGGTTCAGATTCAGCGCCAATCTGTTGCGCCCAATCTGTTAAGTAGTCATGCTCCGCAAATAAATACATGTATGTTTCACGAATGATCTCTGAAAGAGCATCCATGTCAGTAGCACGACAAAGTACCGAGTCGTGTATGAGGGAAATCGGAGCGTTGAAGCGTGTTGCAGATAAGTGAAGTAGTGACGCATCAAGCGAGTGGATTAGGTTGGGTGCGGTTGCATTCTTGTGGTGGTTTTTATCAACTTGATCTGTATGACCGTCAGCCACCTTGATTTGACAACGTCCTAATAATTGAAGCTCGATTCTCTTTATGTCTTTCTTCATTAGCTTTTGTGTTACCACAAAGCCTGAAGGTGTGACCCAAGAGAGTTCAGTAGCTCCTCTATCGATAGCCGCGGCCACCTCAGATTCAATCCACTTCATTACACGCATAGGACCAGGAACAATGACGTTCATGGCATCACGTACAGCTTTGACAACAGCAGTGAGATCTTCCTTTTCAACTTCTACACCTTTCTCAGCTAATGCTTCGCGGATATATCCTCGATTACTGAAAGGTTTAGCGTTGTAAGGAACAGTCATCACTGTTCTTTTTGTTGTCTTTCTGTCCATGTACGGCTGTAGATGAACAGGTACGTGAGGTTTAGCTTCTTCAGCTATCACCTTGTAAGCATCTTGTGGTCTTTCACTGGGAATGACATTGACCAACTTTGCTGTGCTTTTATCTCTTGCCAATCCAGCGAGAATTTGTAGCCCACTGCATGTAGCATCAACGGCGACAGGCAAGTTAGTGTACTTACGAGTACGCTTGATGACACAATGATAGTATTCATCACAGGCAGCAAGGAAAGTCCAAGGCTCGTCAGCTCCTTCCCATTCAGGTAGGTATCTGATTGGATGTTCTGCAATACGTGTAATTAGATCTAGGTTTTCAAGCGTCCATGTGAGGCGTTCAGTAATGGTGTCTTTTGTTCTGCCATATGTAGTGGCACATTGAAATGACAACCAATACTCAGCCGCTTCTGTCATCGGCGCATGATTGTGAAACTTTAGTAGTGATTTACCAAAGTCTGTATCTTGTGGTGTGAGAAATGCTGGGATTGGATAAGCTCTTCCACGGTAGTCAAATGACCACGGAATGAAAAATTTATCTACATCCTTAAATCTTTCCACCGCATTCATTGTCATCCGTGTTCGACATGACTTTTTGAATGCTTGTGCGTTGATATTACAAACCTCTGCTGCCCTCCTACGGTAGTCCTTACGGGACTCCGCATTGTTTGCGATGTCTACAGGCTTTGGTGGCAGAGGTATCTCAATAATCGGAATGAATTTTCCGACTTGCATTTGTTGTCTTTGTAATGTCTCAGCGACCTCAACAATGAACGGGTTCAGGGTATAAGCAACTTTTTGAATCCGGTTAAGGAATTCAACGGGTTGTTCTCCCTGTATAAGGGAGGGGTTTCCCCGACGCACCATGTCGTAGCCGCGCATCACCTCATTGAGGATGTATCCGCCGTGCTTACCTTCAGGTGTCCAGTCATTCGGCTCGACCAACATCGGCCACGCCAACGGGCTGAATAGCTCCGCTTGCGCCATAATCTCGTCCTTAACGGATAAGAACTCAGGCGTAGGACACACTTCATTGATTGTTTTGCGTCCTTGTCTGCGAAGGGTCTTCGTAAAGTAGTTACTGACTTCACAAATGCAGTCCAGCAACCAACCCCCAAGCTTGACCCTGCTGGTTTGATTCCAACCTTTCCAATAGTCAACGTCATAACGCTTCATCAAAGTTTTGATGACCGTGACCTTTTGAGTCGTTCCTATTGAACGGTGAAAGTAGTTGTCCTTTAAGGTCTTAAGAAGACCAGGTACGTTGCGTTCATAGTGACGCATCATGCACTCATTTTCGACCGCTTGACCAATTGCAGCGGTCACATTCGCGACTGTTGATTGACCTGGCTTGACGCTAAATACCTTGTCAAAGGTTACTTTTAAAGTAATAGCTGCGGCTGCTTCGGGTTCAAGATCTGCGAGATATTGAATGATTTCAGCAAACGCAACTCCTGCATTTCCTTGTCTTATCCGAAGGTGAGTGTCTTGAATACGTGCAACCACAAGAGGGAGCAACTGATCAATAGAAACAACTCCGTAAACAGAAGCACTCGCATAACTCTTCTCTTCAAGCTTGTAAGTGTTGTCTCGTAGCTCTTTTAAACCTTGTCTGATTTGCTCTCGTTCAAGAGCTATTTGTTCATCAATCTGTGCTGGTGTTGGCAATCAATCTCACGGTAGTGTTGTCATTAGTCTCAAACTTCTTCTTAGTGCAATCGTTTGCTAAGTGAAGAAGTCAGTCATAAGTAAAGGCCAGGGTTTTACCCCTGACCTTGTCCAAAAGAACGTGATTGTGGACAGTAGTACCTGAAACTAGCGCGTCTACCAATTCCGCCACATCCGCGGGCAGATCCCATGCTATGACTGGAGTCTTAGCGGGATACGATCACGAGACAGCCGAGAGGCTTTGTCTGATCGATGTGTCCAGAGTAGCAGAATGGCGTTGGTAGAACCGTTAGTCAGGGGTTACAGGCGTGTACCGATACGACTTTGAGCCTCAGCCAGTTGGTTGTGGTCAATGTGCGTGTAGTAACCGATCGTGGTGCTGATTTGTGAGTGACCAGCGATCTGCCTTGCCTTCTCAGGGTGAACGTCATTCCAAGCCATCCACGTGATGCCTGAGTGGCGGAGACAATTAGGTGTGAACTTTGGATCAACACCCGCATAGTCCCTCACGTAGCTGAACTTGCGCCGTAACGTTTCTTTGTCCAGGTAGTCACCCCAAATGGGAAGCGTCGGATGATCCTTTAAGTCTTCTGCGTACTTGGTAAGCATTGGCAGGAGACGATCACCACTGGCTGAGTCCTTCGGGATGTAAATATCCCGTGCACGACAGCCACGCTTGACCTTGAAGTCAGGACGACGACCAATCTTGATGTAAGGAGTAGGAACCCCCAAAACAAGATCACGTGGTTGAATCTGAGACCATTCGTGGTGGCTAGTACATGTGTAGGTAGCCAGCCAAATAGCCTCAGCTAACACATCCTCGTTACACGTCTTGGCACAAGCATGTAGATGATCAATCTCAGCAGGTGTGAGAATGATGCGTTCTACTCTGTTGTTCCGTACGGAATCAAAGGAATACCGTCCTTGGTAATTGAAGTGTGATTGATGGCGAGGATTGCCTGGCTCAATTTTAGATCGGTCAATGCAGTAATTGAGGCATGTTTGCACTGATGCAATGATCTTTTTGACGGTTGTGTTCGTGTGATTGTGAAGCCCATAGCAGTAATCTGTTTTGAGTTCATCGATCGTTCCTTGATTGATGTCAGCAATACGCATACCTCGTGACCAAAATTGAGTCGCATGATTTGCGTTAATGCGGACAGTCTTGGATGGTGGGTGACTTACCTTCCACGTGTCCTTGTATCGGACCGTGTAATCAAGTGCTTGACCCCATGTAAGGAATTCAGCCATTGAGTTGGGTAGATAGTTGTTTGGCAAGGTTGCGTCCCTGCTGTGTAAGTCGCAGGTAACGCAGGCGTTTGTTTGGTTGGTACACCTCCTTTGTGATCAGGTTGAGGCCTCGCTTTGGATTGCTGCGGTGCTGACCAGTGAGCCACGTTGTGGTACGGGACATGCTGGCAGCAGTCAGACCAAGTTCTTCCTGTAACTCTGCTGTAGTGCAACCGTCAGGACGGGTGGCTACGAACAAGAAACAGGAGATGACCTGAGCAGGCATCTCAACGTCAAGAACGCGGAGAGTCTCGATGACGCCCAACAAGCGGAGCATGTCGGAGCGGGTACCGATGTTTACTGCGTCCATGACGACAGCGAGGACAACGACAGAAGTCTACACGATACTTGCCCAAGTGCAAAATGACACAATGTGGCTCGGTCCATAGGTCAAAGAAGGATAGTTCGTCCTTAGAAATACAAACGTCAATCAATTAAGGCTTTTTTAATAGTTGTTCGCGGAGATTGTACGCACGAGATCCGACAGGCAGGTCCTCGTTTTCAAGCAACCTTAGGAATCGTTCATCCTCCAAACATAGTTTGTAGAAACGCTCAGCTACTGCGTCGTAACAGTACTCACTAACGCTTATGTCCAAGAGAGCACATGAGGCTTTGAGTAAACGCGCACATTCAGGTGCCATGTTGAAGTTGATGCGCTTCATAGGCTGGTGGTTCAGCTAGATACAAAGCTAGTGTCGTCGATCAATTGTTGAGTAGCGAGTGATACGATCTCGTTACGATGTTCATGTGCTTCAAGTTCCTTGACAAGCCGTGCGACCAAACGTTCAGCTGTCTTCTTGCTCATCTTCATAGTCTTCAATGTCAAGTTGGGATACGAAATGGATTTGTTCAGGAGTACAAACGGTGAACTCAATCCCGTCCTTCTTCATCAACTGCTTGACTTTATTTTCAGCAGCTGATTTCCGTTGATACACATACTCTTTGACCTTCTTTGTTTCAAGGTCAGATTCTCTGATCACACAACAAACGTTGCTTGGTAGTTCCCAAGCAGCGATCTTGAAGTCCATGATCTCATCGTATGTGTGTGGCAGAAACAACTCATCAGGTGCGTCCTTGAACTTCTGCCAGTTGTTTGGAAAATACTTCTTACCACTCATCTGTTCTAATTACGTCCTTTAGTTGTGCTTTACGGTTAGTGGACAACTCAAAAGCAGCCCAGGCGGCGTGTTCTAAGTCGGGAGCGTAGACATACTCTGTCCAACGTTCCTCACCGTCTTCCAATACGACCATGTATTCATCAAGATTCTGTTTTCCCAGTAGTGGCATCGGCGTCCTTGGCTCGTGATTGTGAACGTTTGCGGGCAGGCCGCGGCTTAGGTAGATACACCTCACGCTTTACAAGAGCTTTGTATCGCGGCGTCCATGGATGATTGGGGAAGTGATGCAACCAACAACCAATGGCGTTCTTGATCAACCAATCATCTGTCTTTTCTTTTGTCATTGTTTAATAAACGATCTCCTATCCAATGTGTGAACGATGTTGAGTAACTGCGTCCGTGTGATTAAACCCTTGTGATAATCAGCAAGGGCGACACACTGCAGCTCTTTGATCTGCTGTTGTGTCATGTGTCCGTGAGATAAGACATGAGGGGTGATTCCCTCAAATAACCAACCACATGTGTGACCATGTGGAATGGTTGTTAGTGAGAATCAAGCGTTGCGATTGAAGAAGTAAGTATTACCTTTGAAGTCCATGTCGTAATAGTCATGTCGCAATGACTGATACCACACGAGTTCAAAGTCAATCGCGTTCCTGTAGATGTCAGGCATGTCATCCGTTGGATAGACATCCTCACACCATTCTTCTGTGTACTTGGTAGTGATGTGGTCACCCACACCTTCCCATTCACCAGAGAATGCATCACAGAACTGCTCAGCAGTTGTGATACCTACATGTGAATCAAGCATCTTGATAAATGCATCGTACTCAGCTTCATCAATGATGAATGAAGTTAGAGTCGAGATCTCCTCAATCAATGCTTGAGTGTCTGCGTCCTTGCTGTCATACCAACGCTCGAAGCGCTCGGATGAAGCAACAAATGCAGGCGAGAGCGTAGCCATGTGTGACCTAGTGTAACAATAAAGGGACGAAGTCCCAGACTGCAGCAGGGCATTGCACCCTGCATGTGAGCTATGACTCAAGCAGTGATAGGCATGTCGGATGCACTGAGTCCACGGAGTGGAGTGCAGCTACCGAGTAGCCGTGTCTTGCAATCGAAAGGCAAGAGGTTTGTGTTAACCCAGAAACCAAGGCTCATGTTTGGGTTCATGAGAAGGTTGAGGATTGCACGACGGCTAACACAGTCGTACTCGTAGATGTTGCCTTTGGCGTATGCAACTTGCACAACACCACGCAACGGATCAACGACCATACGCTCGACACAGTCGGATGTACGGCAAGGAATGTTGATGAACATGAATGAAAGAAATAAACAAACGTTTGAGTCCGTGATGACTCAAGACCAAGCAGCCCGACTCAAACGGGCAGGGCGTCGGTGCACCGTGCTGGTATGCCATGAGCAAACAAAGCGTGTGGCTCCGCTGTATGTATGAGCTTGCCCTAGTGCAACCGACCAACATAGTTGGTGATCAACGTGCCTATGATCCGACGGCAGTTGCAGCGGCTATGCAGTTGTCAAGGTTCTGAGGCAGTGAGTGGTGATTGAAGATCGAGACTCTCCTCCCCCTTAGCAGGGAGAGTCGAGATCAAGATCATCAAACCACTCATCTGGATCTACCATACACCCAGTGCAACCATTGCCAACCAGCAACAATGTAGCAAGGTGATACCACAACAGCTGAGAACCATTGCAACAACGGAATGATAAGTATTTGGTCAGCCATCGATCAGTGCTGCTTATCATCTGTAATCCATTGGTATCACTGGCTTTCTCAACATTCTCAATAAGCCGCAAACAGATCGCACAACATACACGCCAGCGATCCAACTACCGCGCGCGCCTGATGTGCGCGTGTTTCACCTAAAACCCAGTGCCATCCGTTAGTTTGTAGAACTAACGCGGCTCCCAGACCCCCCTATGGGGGTGCGGCGACCTTTTTATTACGTAAATAGGGTTGACAAATTTATGCCATTTTCTTTGGAAGGTAACCCACCGCCTCTGCGACCACAGGAAACTGCTGAATAATCAGTTTTTTACACTCATCTGCAATAATCTTGTGCTCTAGCTGAGTACCATTACCACAACGAAGATCACAATAATGTATCCAACTACGAAGGGTTCCATTCATGTACAACTTAGTAGGGGAAGACATAGGTAACACATCACGTGCACACTCTTTAGCTACACCAGCTTTAAGCATCTCGGTATAAAGCAACATTGATTGATCAAACAACAGCTGTGCTTTGAGTTGAAAGTCTTGAACAGTGTAAGGATCTAGATCATCAATACTATTTTGTCTGTTCTTTGTGTCTTGACTACGAAGGTCAGGGACTACAGGACTATCTGTGATTGCTGCATACCGCTGACTAAACTCTTGAAAAGAGAAGCTACGGTGCCTAAGGATTTGAGCAGAGATACTACGAGTAGTGTTGATCTCTACACACATATTGACCATCTCAAAGGGTGACCAATGTTTGTGTTTAATTAGGTATTTAATAAGACGACTACTGGTCTCAGTATTGTCTTGATTAGATGGATTTGACACCCTAGCCATGTAAGCAATAAGGGTGTCACCATCAGGGGTTGAATGAACTAAAGAAGCTGTATGGGTGGAGGACATTAATTAACGCTTAGGTTTCGTAATTGTGGTACCAGTTGTTGTGGTTTTACGTAGTTTAGAGACGTAACGATTACCAAACTTAGTTGGTGCATATGATTTACCTACACGATTAAGATTTCGTTTAGAACCTTTAACCTTTCGTGTCATCACACCTTTACCGCTGTTGACACCTTGACCAGTTTTACGGAACTTGGCACGAAGCCTGCCTTTGTAAGAAGTGACTTTACGATCTTTACCAGTACCTCTAGTGACATTACTTACGTAACGACCACCACTAATCTTTTTAGTAACTTGAGCTTTGGTATCTGTAGCACCTTTCTTTATTTTAAGAAGAGCACCACCGGCTGATTTAATACGAGTGACTTTACGGCCAGCCTTGTTAGTCCTAACAATCTTGACACGTCCATCTTTCAATCGCTTACGTCTAGCACGGTTAGGGTTTGGTTCTGAGAATTTCTTTGCCATTGTTGTTGTGTGTACGTACATACAGTATGAATAGTGTTGATCAGTATGTCCCTTTATTGGACATCAGTATCAACAGCATTCAAGGGTGGTTAGAATCCTAGTAAAAGAAAGTAAAAGAAAGTACTTACAGAAATATCCGTCTCGCTCTGCTCGACGCGATATTAGTAAAGGGGAAGGATGTCTTCCCCTAACCAGGAAGTCGAGTCCACCCTACTCTTCTCCCTGTATAAGGGAGGGGTTTCTCCTAAACCCAGGTGGGGACTGAGTTTGTTGTCTTTCCTCTAGCTTGTCTTCTTTGTTCTATATTCATGCCAAAGACCATGTGATTGGCAGCTGCTTGAGGGTCATCAACCCACTGTTCAAGCATGTCATTCCACTCTTCCATCTTCCGTTCTTTAACGGACTCATGAGCAGAAATAGCCATAGCATCAGTGAAGTATTTGACACCTTGAGCTAAGCAGTCCAATCTGTCGTCATGTTTAACAGCACCTTTTTCTTTGCACATACGACTCATCTGATAGAAGAGCATGTACATAAGACGTTTCTCAGGTGCTTCGTCAGGATTTGATTTAAAGTCCCATTCAACGACTTTACGGTCTACCACAAGGCGGTGTTGGTTGAGAACAGGTTCAAGCGCATCAATGATTCTGTCTTCCTTACGCACGTTGGCACGGACCTCTTCGATGTCAATGGCTTGTTTGGTCTGAATGCAGTGCTTCTTGAACAGTTCAGCAACAATGCCATCACCAAAGTTAGTTTCAATAACGAGTTTCGTAGCACCATACTTTTTACAACCTCTGAGGATGTCTAACAAAGTTGAGTCTCCGTACCCGTCGCGGTACGCACGCATTTCATGCACATAGAGGAAGCCGTTCTTCTGAGATATGTATGTTGCGGCTGTTTCGTCCGTTCCTCTACCCGACGGATCAACTGAGCAGATTGTCTCTTGGTAAGGCGTCCACTCCCCAGAGAGTTGCATTGGACTATAAAAGTAATCTCCTGGGAGACCGACTGTGGGTAAGTCTTTAATAATGTTTTGGGGGTCTGAGCA